GATCTACACCCGAGACTATGTCTCTTTCGTAGACGTCAAAGTTGACTAGGTAGGTAACCAACTGCGGAGAAATTATCGATGGTGAAACACCACGACCGTACGATCGAGCGAACTACTACTGTTCAGACCCACTCATGAAAGTCATGAGGTAACCCATACCACCAATTTGGGGTAACCCTCTTAAAAGCACTGCATGAGTGACTGGCCAGGAAAACTCGTCCGATTTTACGGTACGAGTGCGTAGCCTGAGATAAATATTCTACCGTGGGCCTCCGTCTTACTACTATCGACTCCTTATGGAACTCATGGTAACTAAGAGAGGTTGACTGCGATTAAGTATTTCCAGTCCCCTCGAAAGAGGGAACAACTGAAATCTTAAACGCACTTATATTTAGACACGAAAGTGTGTAGGAAGATGTTATTACTTTTGAGTAAGTTACATCTCCGAACGTGACTTTGTGAAGGACATCCACCTAGTAAGTGGGGTATTACCAAATACCATCTGACGAACAATAAGCGCTTTGGAGAGTATACCGAAAAGTTACGGTGATACTTCGACTACGCTGCACTGCTTGCCAGGTCGTTATACCGGACACCATATCTCTATGATGTGGACAACAACAAGGTACCTGGATGGATCCTAAACCCATCTGATGATTGGTCCCCTAAAAGATTATAGGGGGATCAACAATCAAATGATGATGGGCAAGGTCCCAAGTTAACCAGTCCAATCTCATTCACTGTAATAAATTAAAATGAAAAATCAATTCAATTTACTACAGGCAATGAAATCTAAATACATAAGTGTAATTAAGATGATACCGCTCTCGGCGAAAATCCGGGATAGATTATTCCAACCTTTGAATTTAGTATTTATACTAACTCAAGGTCGGGTAACTAAGTTAGCTTGGAGAATAAAACTTTCTAAACTATTCTTCGACTTCCTTCTTAAGTATGCAAGTGCCCACGGGTCCACGGCAGCCATTAAATGGCTGAAGGGATCTGCGGTCGCTGTGCAGAAAGAGTTGGGTCAAGATAGATTAGACTCCCTTCTTGTCTTAGGGACTGCGCTGCCATTCTCTAGAATGTGTGGAGGTCTTCCTAGAATAATACCTGCAAAATGCAGGGTATTAATCCGGAAAGGCGATTTCGGGAAATCAGATTTTGGTTAAGTTTATTCAACATATACCGAATTCTGAAAGTACCGGGAGAGTTAAAACTCTCAACCATCACTTCACCATTCACAGGGAATGAGGTTTATTTAGAGAACTTAATTGAACTGTCGAAAAAAGAAACTTCTAATTTCTTCAGGACAATTAAGGGATTCGAAAGAATCCGACAAATGTCATTGACACCCAAGAGCTTCAAGCTTTCGAGATCGGCTTCGCCGTCCTCTAAAGTTGCTGCTTTAGGTATCCTGACAGATGTCTACCTTCTGAATAAATATCAGCCAGACCTTTGGCAAGAATTACTGTATTATCTCTACGCAGTAAATCCAAAAGTAACTCAGTTCATTAAAGACTTACAAACCGCTTATGATTTAATCACAAGGGTCAAAGCCTTTGATGGAAAAGAGTTAACCGGTGTAAAAACCGGGTATAAATACATACAGCATGACCATCTTCAATTGAAAATGGGGTTGAGATCTCATGGTTTCAACGGGGAAGCTGGGGAAGGATTAGGACAATTTGCCGTAAAAGAGGAGGCAGCCGGAAAAATCCGACTGTTTGCTCTTTTAGACTCAGTGTCTCAATCCGTCCTGGCTCCCCTCCATGATTTGTTATTTGCCTTGTTAGGACAAATTCCAAATGATGGAACGTTTAACCAAGAGGGCTCAATTTCCCGATCTCAAGAGAAAGCAATCAATGCTGGATGTGCTTATTCTTTTGATTTAACTGCTG